TGTGATGAAAGAAGTTCAATCCATTGAAAGAGTTTCTGGATTCTTTGGTGGTTGGGTTATTGGTGTTGATATTGAAAGATTATTTTTAACTAAATCGCCTGATTCTGATGCATCATTCGTAGCAATCGAACACAATGTGGGATGTGCCGCTTATGGGTGTTATCAAACGGTAAGCTGCCCTAAGTTTGCATCATATTGTTGTGGACCCGTATCCAGATGTGTAACCGGTTGTAACAACTGCCCTCAATACTAAAATTAAAATTTAAAAATTATTATTATGATTACAAATACAGAAATAGAAACTATGAATAATATTATGACACAAATTGGTGGCCTTATTATAAGTGCCAATTCATAGTATTTAATTTTATAAAATAAGTTATATGTTCAATATAGGTGAAGTAATAGAAGCATGGGCTGCATCATATGCTAAAAATCCCGAACGACAACAATTAGCACAATTACGATACGAAATATGTAGAGGGTGTGAACATTTTGGAAAAAGAGCAATCATAGGGGATGAGTATTGTAAAGATTGTGGGTGTCCAATTTCAAAAAAAGTATTTAGTAAAAAATTTAATGCATGTCCTCTAAAAAAATGGGAAAATGTTGATAAATCATTTTATAAAGAAAATGGTCACAAAAACAAAAATACAATTATTTAATTTATGTATTTTATTAAAACAGTTACAAATTTCCTAACATCAGTTGAGTGTGATACTATTATCAACAATTTTAATAATTCAGATTTAAAAAAGGCCGAAATAGGTTCAAATCTGGTAGGAGAAGATTTAAAACGTATTAGAGATTCTGAAATTTTATTTATAGAAATAGCTTGGCTTAGAGATAAATTAGAATTATTTTTAAGAAATAAGATAAAAATTAAAGGTTATGAATTAGATATGATTGAATCATTTCAATTTACCAAATATGGTTTAGGTGGCCACTATGGGTGGCATACCGATGCGGGTAAGGGATTTGAACAAAGATTTTGTTCAGTTGTTATTCAATTAAACGATGATTATACTGGTGGTGAATTATTATATAAAAATATAGATGATGAGATTATTACCTTTGAACAAGGTAATGGTAATATGTTTATTTTTAATTCTAATATAGAACATAAGGTTAACCCAATCAACACCGGTATTAGGTATTCAATTGTAACTTGGATTAAACTAAGAGAAATTAAAGAATTTAAAAAAACACTATTATAATGTTAGTAAACAATAAATTTATATACATTAGTTTGCCAAGATGTGCATCTTCTTCTTTTATGTTAAAATGTTTAAAAGATGAACGTATTGAAATACAACATTATACACCTGGGTTTGATGAAATAATTTCAAATATAGATTTTTTAGAAGATGATACCACACTACTTAGAAACTTACCACATGCACATGAAGCTATTGATTTATTAGAACAAAAGTTTGGTAATCATTTTGAAATAATATCTGTTTATAGAGATAGACATGAAAAATTTATTTCATTATATAATCACGTAATCCAATTGGTTAATAATTTAGATGAATATTCCGCAAACATAATGAAAAATCTTTCAATTGATGAAATATTATTTTTTAATTCAAATGATATTGCAGTTAGAATGGCCGAAGGTAATGGAAAAGAATTGATAGCAGATGAATTCATAAAAAAACATAATTTAACTACAAATTTTAAACTAAAATTGTGGTTGGTTATTTTATTTACACCCGACGCACATTATCATTTACATGATTCTAGAATTAAATGGTTCGACTTTAATAAGTTATATGAATTAGAAGAATGGGTAAGTGATAAGCTTGGATTTGAATTCAAAATTGATAAACTTAACACAAGTAAACATATTGAATCAAATTTAAAATTAAATGACGAATTCATCAAAAAATATAATTCAATATATGATAGATTTGATTTACCAAAAACAAACAAGACATTCATATAATATGCAAACAATTTGGACATTTGGCGATTCATTTACATTTGGAGATGGTTGTAGAGAAGACAAGGGTATTAGAGATGGTGATACCAACTATTATCAAAAATATAATAAGGAAGAATATGATATTTGGCCTAATTTGTTATCAAATATGGTCGGATGTAATATAAAAAATATGTCAAAAAGTGGTGCTAGCAATGATTATATAATCGATAGTATAATTGATGTATACGATTTAATTAATAAAAATGATATTGTGATTATCCAAAAAACATTTTTCGAAAGATTCGATGTTCCCTTTTTAAATAAAACTGGATGGCATACACAATATGGTGAATCATTGTATACATTAGATTTGGATTTAAAAAAGAACAAATATGATAAAAATAAAGTGGAATTAGAAACCATTTTAAATTATGGTGTATCATTTGCTAGTAATAAATTATTTAAAGAAAGACAAGATAAAAGATTCAATTTTTTAAAAGACCAATTAAAATATAAAGTTAATAATGTATTTATTTGGGATATTGATGATAATATAAGAACATCTATTAATACAATATCACAACACTCTAATAATGAATTTATAGATTATCATTTCAGTTTTTTAGGACATATTCAATTTTCCAATTTATTATATAAAACAATTTTTGAAACAAAAACTTTAATATGACCGGTAAAGAAAATTTAGTTTTTACACAAGATGCAATATTCATAAAAGAAACTATGGAATTGGGTGAAGCTGTGATGCATGTCGGTGAATTAAAATTAATGAAACAATTGGCTAATTTAGTTACAAAAAATGGAGGTGATATATTAGAAATAGGATTTGGAATGCATCTGTCTGCGGACGAAATACAAAAAAATCCTAATGTTAAATCACATACAATAATTGAAATTCATCCTGATATATATCACACTGCAGTCGAATGGGCAAAGGATAAATCGAATGTAAAAATACTATTAGGGGATTGGGTTAATATAATCCCAACTTTAAATAAAAAATTTGATGGAATTTTACATGATACACATCGAGATAAAAATATTCATAATTTTTTAGATAGTGTTAAAAAAATAAGTAATTTAAATTGTATTGTTGGATTTTTTGAGTATAAATTTTTTGATAAAAGATTGAGTGGTATTAGATATACAATTGATGAAGATGAGTACAAATCTTTACCATATAAAAATAATGGTTCATTTGAAAACAATCAATATGAATTAAAATATTCTACATTTAATGGTGTAGAATTTTACAATAAAATAAATACAAATAAATTATTATAATGGTAGAGATATATGAAAACATATTAACTAACTTATTTGATGAAAATTATATTAATTTTTTATTAAATGAAATAGAAGATAAAACTTTTGAAGGTTTTGGCCAAAAATTGAATTCCACAAAATATAATCATTATAATTATTACAATAGATATCATTTAGAAATTGAAGATAAATACAAAAAAAATATTGAATTATTTTTATATAAAACATATAATAAAAAATATACATTAAAAGATAAAGGGATTTGGATTAATAAAATAACAGTCAATACAAACAAAACTGATGTATTTCATACCGATTCATCCGATTTAACCATTGTAACATATTTAAACGATGAATATAGTGGTGGAGAATTTGAGTACATTGACCAGTATAATGAATCGATAAAAATTCAAACAAAAAAGGGATTATCGTTAATTATGGATGATAACTTGATGCATAGAGTTTCACCTGTATTAAATGGTAATAGATATTCTTTAGTTTGTTTTTTTAATTTGGTTACTAAAAATGAAAAAACAATAACATAATGGAAATTTATAAAAATATTTTTTCCGATGATTTTTGTGATACTTTAATAAAAAAAATTAAGAATGAATGTGTATTAAGTCAATCATATAAAACAAATTGGTTTGTTTGGTTAATTTGGGGACAAATTACCAGCTACCCATTAGATAAAAAAAAATGGAATGAAGAAATTTATAATTTAGTAATAAATGAGTTGAGTAAATATAATTTTCCTAAATACAAAGTAATGTGGATGCAAATGACAGAATATAAAGATGGGAGGTGGTTACGAAATCATGTAGATGGTGCGGGAAATAAAACATCAATAATTTTATTATCCGATGGATTTGTAGGTGGTGATACATACATAAATGATAAAGTTGTAAATTTAGAAAAAGGTGATGCTGTTTTATTTAATGGAGGACGTGAATTTCACGAAATAAAACCAGTAACAGACGGGACACGATACGCTTTAAATTTTTGGTTTTATAGATGATAATATATTATGATAGATTTAAAAAATTATATATGTAGTGTACCATTCAATTCATTAGAAATACACAATAATGTTTGTTTTGTATGTTGTCCATCTTGGTTACCAAATAAAGTGGAACTTAATGAAATACCATTAAAAGATGTTTATAATAGTGAACCAATTGTTGACATTAGAAATTCTATATTAGATGGTTCATTTAAATATTGTAGTAAAGAACTTTGTCCGTATTTAAGTAAATTAATCAATTACGGAATAACGTCAGGCCCAATAGGTTTAAAAAAACCAGATATAAATTTTAAAGAAATTGTAGAAAATAATACTCCCGATAATATTATTATGAATTTTGATAGGACATGCAATTATAAATGTCCATCATGTAGGGTAGATTTGATTGTGGAAGATAGTAACGGAATTAAACGAATAGAAAAAACAATAGAAGAAATAGATACTTATTATTCCGCAAACGTAAAAACTTTATACATAACAGGTTCAGGTGACCCATTTGTTTCGGTTGGATTTAGGAATTATTTAAGAAATTTTAATCCAAAAAAATATCCAAATTTAAAATCAATACATTTTCATACAAATGCATCAATGTGGACAAAGGAAATGTGGGATAGTATGCCAAATGTTCATAAATATGTAACAACCTGTGAGATATCAATAGATGCAGGAACACGTAATACCTACGAAAATAAAACAAGATTGGGTGGTAAATGGGATACCTTAATCGATAACTTAAATTTTATTTCTACAATAGAAACACTACAATCAATAAAAACATCGTTTGTTGTACAAGATACAAATTATATGGAAATGGAAACATTTTATAATTTGATGTATTCTATTTTTGGTAAAAAGGTAAATGTATTTTTTGGTAAAATAACAAATTGGGGAACATTTTCGGAGGGTGAATTTAAATTGAAACAAGTGTGGGATATAAAACACCCAGAACACTATTTATTTAAAAAAGAGTTTAATAAAATATGGAAAAATCAAAATTTATTTCATAATCTTTATGAATTTATCGATACTACAAATAAAACTTTGATATAATGCGTATTCTAATTTTGTCACATACAAGATGTGGTTCTACTACATTATGTAAATGGATATCAAACGAATTGGATATTGAATTAGATGAAACTCCATATGATAAAACTACATTCGAATCTATATTTAAAAAAACAAATATAATTAAAAAAATAGTTGTAGAGGAATATATGCCATCAAATGAAATTATAAATAAATTTGATAAAGTTATATGTTTGACAAGGGAAAGTAATATTGACACCGCCATAAGTTTTATTAATGCCGATAGTAAAGATATATGGCACGATACATATAAAATAACAAATGAGTGGATTAATGATAATCGAAATAAAATAATAGAAACAATTTACAAATACGAACATTTAAAAAACCGTTTAAAAAATAAAGATGTATTTCAAATAACATATGAAAATATGTATATTAATAAAACAGACGTTAATAGGGTCGTTAGTTATTTAAACATTGAAAATCCAATACATTTGGATATGCTTGATTATAATAAAAAATATAGAAAAGATACATATACCTTAACGTATGATAATAAAAGAAAAAATATTATTTAGCAAAGAAGAATGTGAATCTATAATATCATATAACGAAACACATATCACAAATTGGAGAATGGGTGATAGAAAATATAATTCACAACCAATTATATATTCATTAGAAACTAAATGGTTATTTGATAAATTAAAAACATTTGTTGAAACGGAAACCAATATTAAAATTATAAAAATAAAAGAAAAAATACATTTTCATAAGTTTATAAAAGGAGATTGGTTTGGAAAACATAACGACATTAGAGATAATAGAGTATATGCTGTGGGAGTTTTGTTGAATGATGATTTTACTGAAGGGGATTTTAAATTATACAACCCAAATGAAATTATATTAAATAAAGTTATTGGAAATACTTATATATTTGATGTAAGAATTGAGCATGAAATAACACCCATTTTAGATGGAGAAAGATATTCATTACTTTGGTTTTTGCAAAACGAACATATAAAAATAGAAACAAATAAATTAATATGAAAGCATTAGAATATTGGAAACCTGAGACTTTTGAAATTTCATCATATAAGTATTCATTAAAAGAAAGAGTGAATAATCAATACCGAACATCGGGTAACGATAATACCAATCTATGCACCTACACCTATAATGAATTGGGATTTAGAGGTGATAGTATAAAAAAAGAAGGATTTAGGGTAATGTCATTGGGATGTTCAATTACGGAAGGAGTTGGTGTAAACGACAATGAAACGTGGCCTGCTCAATTTTGTAATCATATTGAAAATGGTGTAAATTTTAATTTTGGAACCGGTGGGAGAAGTAATGATTTTATATGTAGATGTTTAATGAGTTATTATGATTTAATTAAACCAGATTTAGTCTTAATAATGTACACCTTTCCACATAGAAGGGAAATATATACGGAAGATAATGGCATTGAACCATATATACCAACTAGAGTTTGGGGTAAATTATTAGAAACGGAAGAAGGTCAAACCATTCAAAGCAGTTTAGATATTTTACAAAATGATAATTCTGATTTTATAAATTGGTATAAAAATCATCAATTAATAAAATTATTTTTAGAATCAAAAAAATGTAATTGGTTGTGGGATGGTAAACATTTATTAACCGATTACCAAGAGTTTAATAGATTTACCGCATTAGACAATTTTAAAAAGGATTTGGGTTCTGATGATTTACATCCTGGACCGGAACACCATAGTCATTATGGTAGAGTGTTGTTTGATTATATATCAATGAAATTTCCAAACTATTTACCTTATGGAGAACTGGAACGCAAATTAATATAAATTTGGTAATGTCAAATATTTGTCGTATATTAGAGTATTATAAACAATTAAACTCTAAATTATGAAACAAAAGACAGAACAAGAATTAAAAGCAAATTATGACCGATTTATAGGTATAATTAAGAAATATTTCAAAGGAGAAAGATTGGAGAAATTACTCCATATGTATTCCGAAGAAGAATTGGGTGTTAATCTTACACTATCTGCAGCATCTGGCTCAAAACACTATCATAACGCATATATAGGTGGGTATATTGACCACATCTTTAATGTATGTAAGAACGCTCTTAAAATGAGAGACCTATTCGTAATGCAAGGTGGAGAAATTGATTTCACCGAAGAAGAATTGATATTTAGTTGTCTACATCACGACTTAGGAAAGTTAGGTGTTAGGGGTGAATTACATTATTTACCAAATCAGGAAGAATGGTCTCAAAAGAAATACGGAACTTTATTTGTTCGTAATGAGAATATTCCATATATGACCTTAACCGATAGAACTTTCTTTACATTGAACCACTATGGTATTCAGTATAATGAGAAAGAGTATTTTGCAATCAAACTTACTGATGGTATGTATGATGAAGATAATCAAAAGTATTTAGCAGGTCACGACTTAAAGAAACAATTAGTTTATAAGTTACAATTTATTATGCATTGGGCAGACCATATGTCGACAATCATTGAAAGACAAGATAACATACTTTAATGTCAAAATGTCAAAAGTAGTCCTTTGGTATAGTATTTGGACTATATAGGATATTATTAACAAAAAACATTTATTATGTACACAATTGATTACAGTAAATTATTCGAAGAGTTCTTTAATGAACCAAAAACAACAACTTATGTTCCAAACAAATTCGCAGTAGACATTAAAGATGAATCTGCAACAATTGCATTATCTGTATTAGGTCATGACCCCAAAGATATTGAAATTAATTGCTTTGAGGACAAAATTGAAATCAAAGCTAAAAAGATAGGAGAGGACAAAGAAAACCCTTTCAATCAATTAATTTCAGACATTGAAGAACGAATCCAAGTAGGTAAAAACTTTGATGGTAAAAAAGCAAAAGCTGAGATTAAAAATGGTATTCTCTTAATTACTCTTGAAAGAAAGGAAGAGTCCAAACCAAAAAAATTAACCTTAAAAGTTGGTTAATTCAGTTATTTTTCGTATATTAGAAAGGTAGGAGTTTAAACACTTCTACCTTTTTTTATACAAATAAATACTTATTACTATGATATACAACGAAAAAATACAAATGTTATTGGAATCTTTAGACGGCAAGTTAAGGATTTTACAAAATGGAATTACTGGTGCACAGAATATGACACCATCAGAAGCTCACACTACTTTAGAAGATGCAAGAAAGGTAGTAGAGCGTATTTCCGAATTAACAAGAATAAATAGATAAATGAATTGGCTTAAATATTTAGTCGGATTTTCTGCACTAATTATAGCCGGTTGTGCAGCGTTCTTTTCGGTTACCGGATTGGGTGTTCTATTTAGTGGAGCATCAACCGCAGTAATGGTAATGGCAGGTGCTTTGGAGTTTGCTAAATTAGTAGCAGCAACTTATTTAAAACAAATGTGGGGTGAAATTAAGGGATTTAATAAGTGGTATTTAGTTTCTGCAGTTGCATTACTTATGTTAATCACATCTGCAGGTATCTTTGGTTATCTATCCAATGCTTTTCAGTCACAATCACTCAAACTACAACAGGTAGATAGGGAAATTATGGTACACTCTACTAAAATTGACCAAAATACTACTCAAATTACGCAACTATCAACACAAATTAGTGAGTTTAACAAAAATCAAGGTAAAATCATTGATGGCGGCAAGGTAAATTCTCGTCTTTTACGCTCAATAGACAATAGAGACAAAGAAATTGCTAAAATTAACAAAAAAATTAGTGATTTGCAAGACCAAAACGCTAAAGAGAACGAAAAAATCAACGAAATTAAGACTTCTAACATAGATTTGGAGAAAGAAGTGGGTGGTTTTAGGTTTGTAGCAGAAGCATTTGGTGTAGAATTGAAAAATGTAGTCAAATTCTTCATATTTTTGATTGTAATAGTGTTTGACCCATTGGCAGTAGCACTTATCATAGCATTTAATGGACTAATCGATGTTAAAAAGAAAAAAAGAGAAGATATTTTAGGTGAAATGATTGAAAATAATCAAAAAATGGGTTTATATGAGGTTTACGGAGATGATATTATTAACGAAACTGAAAAAAATGAGATTAACAAAACGAATGAAATTACATCTACTAACACTACTGATGTTGTGGCAAATTCTACACCTAATGATGAAGATATAGAAGAAACACCATCATTAAAATGGGAAGAATTTATGCATCCAGATTTTCAATGGCAAAAACGAAATTTGTGGATAAACAATCCAAAGGCAGTTAATTATTGGTTAAAATCAAAAGGTGGAAGTGTTAGAGAGTTGGTAAAAATTAAAAATGAAGAAGAAAATATCAAAACTTATTAATTATTTGGTATTATAAAATTATTTTCGTATATTACAA